TTGCCCGATCGCGCAGGGCGGCGCAGCGGGCCTCCCAGGGCGCCACAGCGGGCATCCCGGCGGACATCCCGCGGCTGCCGCATGCGCAGGACGTGCGCGGCGTCCATTTCGGCAACGTCGAGGGGCTGGCCGAGCTGGATCCGGCGTTCTACGGCAAGGGCGCCGTCGGGGCCGAAGCCTCGCGCCTCGCCGACGCGCCGGACGTCAAGCCGCGCGTCCACTTCTACCTCGACGACCGTCCGCGGGGCGAGCGCGGCACCGGCCCGTACCGCTACGAGGCCGACCTGAAGAACGTCTACGACCTGTCGGCCGATCCGCTGGGCATCCGCGCGAAGTACCGCGAGCAGTTCACCACGCCGCAGGACGCGCGCATCAACCCCGGCCGGATCGACTGGCCGAGCGTGATGAACGAGACCGAGCGGTTCCTGCGGGGCCAGGGGTACGGGGGTTACATGACGCCACAGGGCAACATGCCCGCGGCGGTGATGTTCGGCAGCGTGCCGGTGCGTCCGGCACCGATCGCGAGGTGACGTGATGAGCCTGAAGCAGAAGGCAGGGGCACTGAAGCGGGCAGCAGAGCGGGCAGCGGCGCTGCGGCGCGAGGCCACGCCAGGGGCGATGGCGCGCACTCCGGCGATGCCCGGCGAAGGGCAGGTCCGCGCCGAGATCGGCGGTATGTGGGAAGACGAGGCCGCGCGTGCGAAGGCAGCGCAGCGCCTCGATCCGCTGGGCGAGGAGGCGGCCTACCTGCTGCCCGCCGAGGCGGCCAAGGCGGCGGGGCGTGCGGACAACGTCGTGACGATGGAGCGCATGCTCGACTTCCTGCCGAAGGCGAAGGAGCTGTCTGCGGTGATGAAGGCGGGCGGCGCCAAGCGGGGCTGGTATCGGGCCAGCGCGCAGGCGCTGATCGACACCTTCGGCGACGACGCGCCGCGGTTCGCGTCCCTGCTGGCGGCGATGAGCCCGCAGACCAGCGTCGAGAACAATCTCACCAACGCGCTGAACACCTGGAAGAACTGGACCGCCGCCGGGCGCCCGACCGACGAACGCTCGATCATGTCGATCATGGGCCGCTCGGTGATGGGCAACAAGGGCGAGAAGTCGGTGCTCGACGCCTGGGTGAACAACTCCATGCGCGCCCTGCAGGCCGAAGACCCGTCGAAGGTCGTGCTGTCCGGCCCGAAGGTGGACAGCTTCATGGGCAACCTCGCGGACGACGTGTACCGGGTGACTAACGACGCCTGGAACGCGAACCTGCTGGGCGTGTCCCAGGGCGTCTTCTCGGGCTCGATGACCGACAAGAACCCGCTCGACCCCGGCCTGACGCCAGGATACCTCGCCACCAACGCGCGCATGCGCAAGGCCGCTGATCTCGCGGGCATGTCCCCGGCCGAGGGCCAGGAGACGGCGTGGTCCTTCGCGATGCAGCTGTACGAGAAGGCGCGCAAGACGGGCCGCTCGGTCACCGACCTGCTGGAGAGCGGCGAGGCGACCGACGAGCTGATCCGCGGCGCGCCCGACTTCAGCACGCTGTTCACGCAGCCCGCCTACCGCACGATCCTGGAGGAAGCGGGCTACGGTCCCCAGGTCGCGGGCATGGCGCAGCACCCCTGGCCGGACCTTGGCGGCAACATCATGGACCGGCTCGACCCCGAGGAGCGCAAGCTCGTGCTGCAGTCGGCGAAGCGGCTCGACGCACTGGCTGACCAGCGCAAGCGCGAGGGCTTCGCGGCGTCCTTCTGGAAGGGCGGCGAACAGCCCGAGCGGCTGCCCCTGTTCGGCACCTTCGAGACGACCCCTTACGCCGAGAGCGGCCACCTGACGGGCGTCGGCGACCTGTCCGAGAAGTCGAAGGCGAACCTCACCAGCAAGCTCGCGAGCGCGTTCCGCAACCCGGCCGAGCGCGACGTGCTGCACGAGGCGCTCGGGCTGCCGGGGATCGAGACGCGCACCGCGACGGGCGCCTGGATGCCGGAATCGGGCATCGCCGAGACGAATCCCGCCTTCGCCGCTGGCGTCGAGCTGCCGCTGACCCGCTCGGGTGAGCTGCGGCAGGCTGACCGGCGCAAGCTGGAGGCGGCCGAGGCGGCACGCGGCTACATGACGGCGCAGGGCGGCTCTGCCTTCTCGGGCATGAACCCCGGCGGGACGGGCGGCTACTACATCCCCAGGGAGGGCAAGGCGCCTGCCGACATCATGGGCGAGCTGGCGGGCGACCCGCGGATGAAGGGCGTGGCGCTGGCCGACACGGGCGGCGGCATCAACGTGTTCAATCCCGAAGGCGCCGTGAGCGACGAAGCCCTGGCAGCCCTGCGGCAGCGGTTCGCGACGCCCGGCACGGCCGAGGGCGCCGAGTACACGCGCCTGCCGACGATCGCCCCGGCGTCTCCGGTGGGCGGCTACATCGACTACGAGTCCGCCTGGAAGGCGCCGCCCGGCTCCGGCGCCGTGGCGCGCGAGATGTTCAACGCGCTCGACGCGCTCCCGGCGAGCCAGCGCAGCGCCCTCGGCGAGGCCATGCTGCAGCCCGCTGGCGACCTGTACGAGCAGTACCGGCGCACGCAGAAGGGCCAGGGGCTGCCCGTGCGCGAAGACCTGATGAACGCCCTCGACATCCTGCGCAGGCCCGGCCCGGAGGGCGGCCTGGAAGGGCTGCGGAAGGCGCTGGAGCGCGGCGACTTCATCGCCGGGCTCGCGCCCATGATGCTGCCCGGCATGGCACTGATGCCCGGCTACGGGCAGGAGCAGACGGTATGAACGAGCACGCGGCCGCGGTCCTGAAGAACCCCGCCTGGAGGCAGGCGTGGGACACGCTGCACGGCGAGCTGCACGACGCGATCGAGGCGGCCCCGCCGCACGAGACCGAGATCCTCTCGGCGATCGCCTACCGGCTCTGGGCGCTGCGTGAGCTGCGCGCGGAGCTGGAGCGCCTGATGGCTGTGGAGGCACAGCCTGACGAAAGTTAATCCGATGTTCTAATATTGGAGGCATTATGGAAGGGCAAGGAGACTTGCACGCCAAAATCACCGAGATCAGCGAGCAGTTGCTGGTCGGTGAAGCACCGCCCCAGGACGAGCGCCGAGAGGAAGAGCCCCTGGAGAGCGAAGCCCAGTCGTCAGAGAGTGACGACAGCGGAACCGAAGCAGAGAGCACCGCCGCGCCAGAGGGTGAGGCCCCATCCGCCGAAGAGATTCGGACGATTGCGGAGCTGGCGAAGGTGCTGGAGGTGGAGCCCGAGTTTCTGTACGGCTTGCGCCTGAACCTGTCCGAGAAAGGCCCCGACGGTCAGCCCGTCAGCCTGTCGCTCGGCGAGGTGAAGGACAAGCTCCAGGAATACGAGCGGCACCGCGACGAGGTGACGCAGCAGCGCGAGCAGTTGACGCACGAGCGGCAGCAGCTCATGCAGCAGGCGCAGCAGTTGTTTGCTGGCGGCCAGCGGCTGCAGCAGGATCTGATCGACGCGCGAGCCCGCGTGATGGCGGTGGTAGCGCAGCGCGACAGCATCGACTGGAACGAGTTCGAGAGGCTCGACCCCGGCCGGGCGGCGCTAGAGAAGCAGAAGTACGCGGAAGCCCTGCAGAACGCAGGCGTGAACTACCGGCAGGTAGAGCAGCGCCTGATGCAGCAGTCGCAGCAGGTGGACGCGCACTATCGTGCAGCTCAGGATCAGGCACTGCTGGCGCATCTGCCCGAGTGGCGCGACCGAGAGGTTGCCCTACGCGAGGCGAATGCGATCGGCGAGTGGGCGGCGAAGACCTACGGGTACACGCCGCAGGACTTGTCGGTAGCGGTGGACTGGCAGCATCGCGACATTCTGCGCAAGGCGTACCTGTACGACGCCATGCAGGCGAAGGTGCAGGAGACGCGGCAGCATGTGCAGCAGGCCCCTCGGACGCTGAAGCCGGGCGCGGGCATTCCCCGCGCGCAGATTCAGACGCAGAAGCTCAACGCGCTGAAAGAGCGGGCACGCGCCACCGGCAAGAAGGGCGACCAGATCGCCGCAGCGCGGGCCATTCTTGACAAGGCTTTCGCATCCCAGGGGGATTGAAAATGGCCGTTTTGACCAGTGCAGACCTGAAGGGCGTCGCGTATCGCGGCCTCATCAACGAGGACATCATGCAGCAGATTTGGGACATCTCCAAGATCCCGCTGCCGCTGACCGAGCGCATCGGCACCGACACGGTGAAGAATGCGTACAAGGAGTGGACGACCGACGAGCTGGCGGCGCCGAACGTGGCGAACGCCGTGATCGACGGTGCGGATGCCTCCGGCAACGACACCAAGACTGGCGCTCGCGTGGGCAACCACTGCCAGATCTCGACCAAGGTCGTTCGCGTTTCGACCCGCGCGCAGGAGTCCGACACGATCGGTCGCTCGAACGAGCTGATCTATCAGGTCATGCGCCGTCAGCAGGAGCTGAAGCGCGATGTCGAGGCGATCATGCTGACCAGTCAGGCGTCGTTGGCCGACGATGGCTCGGCGAACGCTGGCAAGTCGGCGGGCCTCGGCGCGTGGCTGACGACCAACGACTATCGCGGCGCTGGCGGCTCGGCTGCTGGCTTTGCGAACGGCATCGTGGCGGCCCCCGTGGCCGGTACGAACCGGGCGCTGACCGAGACGCTGGTGCGCGACTGCGTGCAGGCGGTCTATCAGCAGGGTGGCGACCCCACCGTGATGATGTCGGTCCCGTCGGTCATCAGGAAGTTCAGCGAGTACCTGTTCACGTCGTCCGCTCGCGTTGCGACGCTGACGGCTGATCAGGGCAAGTCGGCCACTGCGGCGACGGCGCTCGGCACGGTCAACGTGTTCGTCACCGACTTCGGCACGCTCGATCTGGTGCCGAACCGCCTGCAGCAGCTCACCACTGACGGCGGCGCCGACGTGTACATCCTCGATCCGCAGTACCTGTCGATCGGTTACCTGCACGGGTATCGCACCGAGCCGCTCGCGAAGACCGGCTTGGCCGACAACCGGCAGATGGCGGTGGACTGGACGCTGATCGTGCACACCGAGAAGGCGCACGGCGTCATCGCCGACGTTGACCCGACCCTGGCCGTCACGGCCTGATGAGGGAGGAGGGGGCCGCAAGGCCCCCTCAATCAAGATGGCGAGACAGAGACGCAAGTCGATGACCGCTGACCCGGAGCGTGTCGATAGCGTGATGGTCGTGAAGATCAAGCGGCCCGTCTGGCTGCACACGCACAAGGCACAGCCCGGCGAGGTGGTCACGCTCGACCCCGCGCTTGCGCAGCGACTGATCGAAAGCGGAGCGGCCGATGGGTACGGAAGCTGACTTCGTCGTTGATGGCGTGCGCACGCGCGTGGTCTACCAGCCGCACGAGGGGCGCCACTACATCGAGCGCACGCACGTCGCACGCGACGCGATCCTCGAAGCGAACGCGAAGATGCGGCAGTACGCGCAAGACGTGAAGCGCGACATGATCTGGGCGCTGCAGGCCGACGCGCTGGAGTTCTACGACTACGTCGCGAAGCACCACCCCGAGTACCACACCGCGAGCGGCAACGAGCGCAAGGCGATTCTCATGAAGATTCTTGCCGCGCGGCCCGAGTGGGGCGTTCGCCCTGGGAGCAAGTTCTGATGCCGAGCAAGAGCGGGAAGCAGGCGCGACTGATGGCTGCCGCCGCGCACGATCCGAAGTTCGCGAAGAAGGTCGACGTGCCGGTGAAGGTCGCGAAGGAATTCAACAAGGCGGATGCCGGGACCGGCATTCTCGGCGTTCGCAAGCGCGGCGGATCGCTGCCGCCCAAGATTCGGAGGAAGTGAGATGGCCGGTAAGCGCAACTTTGGCGACTTCGCCAACCCCAACGACCCGATGCTGGCGAAGGCGTACTGCGAGGGCCGCAAGGCGTCCATCGCCGGGGCGGCGATCGGCACCAACCCGCATCCGGCGAACAGCCCGGCCAACCTCGCCTGGGCGCGCGGTCACGCGAGCTACGAGTCGACGGGCACCGTCACCGGCCGCGACTGCTGCGCCGAGCCGTGGAAGCTGCAGGCCCGTTCGTTCGTCCTGACGGTCCTCGATCTCGGCGTGACCCTGGCAACGACCCCGGCGATGAAGGTGACGATCGACTGGGGCGACGGCACGGTTGCCGAGGACGCCGACGGTGACGTGGCGCACACCTATGCGGACGAGGGTGAGTACACCGTGCGGATTTACTTCCAGGGCAAGATGATGCACGAAGAGGTCATCGTGCTGGTGGCGCCGTGAGAACGCTGATCCGCCACGCGCAGGGCGTGCTGCACGCCATCGTGCCCAACGCTGGCAACCGTCGGTGGCTGAAGAACGCGCACTACTTCCGCGGGCTTGAGGCTGCGCGAATCGGCGCGGTCTACCCCTGGGACCCGGCTGCGACGATCCTCCCGGCAGAGGGCGAGGCCAATCAGGCGACCGGGTCGCTGATCATCCGCATCCACTGCATCGACCCGCAGGGCAACAACTGGCGGTGGGTGCTGGAGCAGGTGCAGACCTGGGACCTGCTGTACATCGGCACCACGAGCGTGCGCGTGGTCAACGCGCCGATCTGGAACGGGCTCGTGGCCCAGCTCAGTGTCGAGAACACCTGGGTGCCACCGGCCGCCGGGACGTACCTCATCCGCTTCGAGCGTGACACCACGGAGGCGCCGTGACGCGAGCGTTCATCTACGCGCCGTGCCTGTTGGTCGCTGGCTGTTCGCTGGTCTACTTCAACGGCAACCCGCCGCCCGAGCAGATCGAAGCCGCGACCATCAAACAGCCTGCGTGCGTCTTCAACTGCAACGAGACGAGCGCGACGACGCAGCAGCAGGGCGCGCGGATCGACGGTAGCGTCGGCAACTTCCAGTCCGAGAAGCCGCTGACGACTAACACCACGAGCACCAATACGCAGGCCAAGGAGCGCAGCCAGTGACCGAGGTCGTCATCCGCGTGCCGCAGTACCAGCCGGGCGACACCGACAACGTCGCGATGAACCCGGTGATCGCGGCGCAGCATGCGGCTGCCGCAGTGCCGCGCACGGTGGGCGTCGAGGACGGCGCGCCCGTGACGATCCCCGAGACGCAGGTCCTGACGCCCGCGGTCGAGAGCTGGACGCAGATCAAGGGCCGCCGCATGGCGTCCGACGGCTCCCTGCTGCCGAGGAAGACGCGATGACCAGGAAGTACACCGACACGCTGATCGCGGAGCTGACGACGACGCTGCCGGACAACTCCACCGGGCTCATCACGCCCGCGCTGCTGCGGCAGGTGATCACCGACGCGATCCAGTCGCTGCGCCCCGCGTGGGCTGGCATCCGCGCCGACAAGGTCGCTGTGCCCGTCAACTTCAATACGACGGCGACCTGGACGAAGATCAACGCCGTCGGCTTCTGGACCATCGGCGGCCAGTCGGACAATGCCGAGTTCGCCTACGACCTCGCGACTGGCGAGCTGGTGGCGAAGTACGCCGACTACAACCACCTGATCGAGTGCGCGATCAACTTCGCGGGCGCGACGAACGTCGAGTACCAGTTCAGCCTCGCGCAGAACGGCGTGCCGGTCGGCACCTTGGCGCCAGTCGACGGCAACGGCACCGGCCGCATCCTGGAGGCGTCAGATCGCGCGCTGATCATCAGCAACGCGGTCAACGACCGCTTCAGCCTCATGGTGCGCAGCCCCGGCGGCGCGAGCACGATCCAGATTTCGCAGGCCGACCTGTTCGGCAGTCTGCAGACGACGAGGTATCCCTGATGCCACTTGAAAACCTGACCGGCGGCGCACTGATCCCCGCGCTCAACGAGAACTGGCCGCTCGGCTCCGACTTCCCGGACGCGGGCGACGACCACATCCGCGGCATCAAGAACGTCATCAAGAACCAGTTCCCGAACATCGGGAACACGCCTGTCACGTTGACGGGCGCGCAGATGAACCAGGGCTCGATCCCCGTCGGCTCGCGCATGGTCTTCTTCCAGGCGGCGGCACCGTCCGGCTGGGCGCGCGTGGCTGGCATCACCGACACCTCGATGCTGCGCGTGGTCGCGAGCGCGTCGGCTGGTGGCGGCAACGGCGGCACGGACGACCCGGTGCTGAACAACAAAGTCCCGAGCCATCAGCACCAGATCCAGGCCGTGACCAGCGGGAACGGCTCCGCTAATCACTCGCATGGCGGGACGACGACCTACAACGGCGACCATCAGCACACCTACGTCGAGAACTACGCTGCCTCGAACTTCCCGTTCGGCAACAACCCGACGACGCCGCCAGTGGCCCAGCGCACCGGCCTCACGAGCTTGGCAGGGAGCCACAACCACGTCATCCCGGCCGACGGCGCGGCCCATACGCACACCATTCCGTCTCACGCGACCGACGTGAACAGCAGCGCGGCCAACTGGGTGCCACGCTATCTCGACGTGATCGTCTGCGAGAGGAGCGCGCTGTGAACAGGCAGCAGATCGTCGAGCAGGTGAAGGAGTACCTCAACCGGCCGAACCTGTCGTCTACCTCGGTCGCGTCCATGATCGCGTCGGTCGAGGGCGAGCTGAACCGCGAGCTACGCGAGCATCCGCGCAACATCCGCCGGACCAACTACACGCAGCCCGCGGGCACTGCGATCCTGCCGCTCCCGGTGGACATCGCGCAGATGATCGAGCTGCGCGCCCCGGCCGGGCGCTTGCGGCAGTGGTCCCCGGCGTCGCGTGCGCAAGCCGAGGCGGAAGGCGGGTTCATCCAGTGGGGCGACTGCGTCGAGCTGTTCCCGGCGCCGCAGGTGGACACCGAGTTCACGCTGAACTACGTCGCCTTCCTGCGCCCGCTGGAGGCGGACCTAGACTCGAACTGGATCAGCGCCTACTACCCGGACCTGTACCTCTACGGCGCCCTGAAAGAGGCCGCGGTGTACCTCAAGGACGACCAGCGGCTGGCGCTGTGGCAGGGCGAGTTCCTGCGCCGCCTGGACGGCGTGCAGGCCCAGGGCTGGAACCAGAACATTTCCACTGTGCCGCTCGTGGCACTGGCCGATGGCTGAGTGCTGGCAGCCGCAGAGCCCAGGAGCGCCCGGCTGGGAGACGGACGGCTGCCAGTCGACGAACCGCTGGACCCCAGGCGCCTACTCCGACTCGATCGCGTGCGTCGCGGTCGCGTGCCTCGCGGTCGCGTGCCTGCCTGAGCCGCTGGCGGACTGGGTAGACTTCGGCGGCAACGCTTACGTCTGCGGCGAGGGCGGGCCGGTCTGGCCGCCGCAGGTCCCAGACGAGCCGGACCAGCCCCCAGTCGTCGTCGAGCGCGCCTATAGTAGTGGCTTCAGCGGAGGCTTCGCGTGAGCACCAAGCCCGTCTTCGTAGACTTCCAGACCAAGATCTGCTCGGCGTTCCTGAACCCGGTTGCCGACGCAGTATGGGACGCGCTCGGCGAGCCGAAGACGCCGAACGAGGCGCGCACCAACATCGGCGCGATCGAAGAGGCGCCGAACGACGGCAGCCCCTACGTCCGCAAGAACCTCGCATGGCTGACGGCGAGCGCGGCGCTGCTGCACAACGAGCTGGGCGGGCGCGATGCGGCCGATGCGCATCCGCAGTCGGCGATCACTGGCCTGGAGACGCGCCTCACCAACATCGAGACGAAGAACGCGCAGCAGGACACGCTGTTCAACAACAACCTCGCGGTGCAGGACGCGCGCGACGACGGGCAGGATGCGCTGATCGCAACGAAGATCAGCGACGCCCCTAGCGATGGGAGCCTGTACGGGCGCAAGAACGCGGCATGGACCGTCGTTCCCGATGTCATCACCGTGCATAACACGCTCACCGGGCGCAACGCGACTGACGCGCACCCGCAGGCGGCGATCACCGGCCTTGAGACGCGCCTCACCAACATCGAAACGAAGAACACTAGCCAGGACACGGCGATCGCTGGCAAGGTCGGCGAGGCGCCGAACGACGGCAACGAGTACGTCCGCAAGAACCTCGCATGGGCCGTGAGCAGCTCGCAGGCGCCGACGCCACGCGGCAATCACTTCATCAACGGCGACATGGGCTTCTGGCAGCGCGGCGTGTCGTTCGCGCTGTTGCCCGGCGTCTCGCAGTACACCGCCGACCGCTGGGCGTGCTTCAGCAGCATCGCCGCGACGGTGGTCAGGACCTTCATAGGCGCCGGTGGCGCGTCGATTGCCGCGACTGGGTTGGTGGACGCGCTGCAGGTGCCGAGCCCGCCAGCCGGGCAATATTTCTCGATGCTCCAGCCGATCGAGGACGTGCGCCGGTTCGACGGTCGCAAGGTTGTTCTGTCGTTCTACGCGAACCGCTCGATCGCGAACGGCGCGAAGGCGTTCGTGCGCTACAACTTCGGCACTGGCGGCTCCGGCGCCCCGGCTGATGCGACCTACCAGCTGACCGAGGTCGCAGTCCCCGGCACGACGCATTTCCGCTACTACGCGGCGATCACCCTGCCGACGCTGAGTGGCACGATCAGCACCTCGCCAGAGACGACGAGCCTCAACATCGGAATGGAGTTCACCGCCCCGGCGGGTGGCTATGGCGGCAACGTCAACCTCTACGGCTTCAAGCTGGAGGACGGCGTCACGCTCACCGACTTCGAGCGCCGCCCGATCGCCGAAGAGCTGGCGCTGTGCCAGCGGTACTACCACAGCATGCAGGGCGCGGGCTTGTCGGGCATGGCTTTCGGCGGCGCGTCGAATGCCGTGATTACTGCCACGCTGCCAGTACGGATGCGCGTGCCGCCTGCATGGGCGTCGCCGACGGTGAGCGGAAGCGCAATATCGAACACTGGTGCGGCGCTGCCTGTGACCAGCATCGCTAACCTCGCGTCGTCTGTAGACACTGTGCGCTATACCATCACCGCAGCCGGGCTCGTGGCTGGCGAAGCAACTGTTCACTACGACTTCATCATTCGCTACACCGCGGAGTTCTAACCATGAAGAAGACTATCCTTGCAGTCGCTCTTTCCCTCGTCACCGTCACGGCGACCGCTGCTCCGCAGCTCCCGCCCGAGGTGAAGCTGAACATCTTCCTCAACGTCGCGAACATGATCACGGCGATGGTGCTCGGCCCGCCGACGCAGCTCTACATGCTCGCCAACCCCGGCAGCAAGCCCGCGGTCTGCGAGGCGATGGGCGGCACGCTCAACCTGGACGGCGGCGACCAGTGCCCCGGCGGCGTCTGGCTGAAGCTGATCCCCTACGTCAAGGACGCGACGACCTGATGTTCATGCCGCGCACCAACCTGTGCCCGCTGCTCCGCGCCGAGTGCGCCGGGGCATCGTGCCGCTTCTGGACGCACGTCCGCGGGCTCAACCCGCAGACGGGCCAGGAGATCGACAAGTTCGGCTGCGCGGTCGAGTTCCTGCCGATGCTGCTGATCGAGAATTCGGCGCAGCAGCGCAGCACGGGCGCGGCCGTTGAGTCGTTCCGCAACGAGATGGTGCGCGGCAACGACGCCACACTGCGGGCGCTGCTCCAGGCGCCGCAGGTCAAGATGATCGAGGGCTGACATGCCGAGGCAGCGCATCGACAACCTGGGGAAGATCGGGCTGAACACCGACGTGAGCCCCTACGACCTGCCGCCGCAGGCATGGACGCGGCTGTTCAACTGCGTGACGCAGGACGGCGCGCTGCGCTCCGCGCCCGGTGAGCGCAAGCTCTTCAACCTGCAGATCAAGCCGCTCTACCACACCGGCTTCGTCGGCCCGACGGGCGTGCAGTTCATCGTGGTGTCGGACGGCGCGAAGGTCCACGCCTACAACATGCAGGGCGTGCGCTTCGACCTGACGCCGACGACCGACTGGCAGAGCGGGTTCGTCTCGTTCACCAATCTGAACGGCGTGCTCGTCGTCAACTCGCGCAGCGACGGCCCCTTCTACTGGAGCGGCGACACGGCCGACAAGCTCGTCGTCCTGCCCGGCTGGGATACCAACTGGCGGTGCCGCGAGATGGTGGCGTTCCGCTACTACCTCGTCGCGCTGAACATGACCGAGACGAACGTCGAGTATCCGCACAAGGTCCGGTGGTCGAACAGCGCGGCCGAGGGCTCGCTGCCGACGCTGTGGGTGGCGGCCGCAACGAACGACGCGGGCTCTGACCTGATCGGCGAGACGCAGGGTCCGATCGTCGGCGGCGCGCTGGTGCGTGATGCGCTGTGGATCGTGAAGGAAGACGCGGTCTACGAGATGCGCTGGATCGGTGGCGAGTTCATCATGCAGCTCTCGCGGCTGAAGAACATCGGCACGCGCTTGCAGCGCGGCTTCGCGCCCCTGCGCGGCGGGCTGGTGATCTTCACCACGTCTGACCTGCTCTTCTTCGACGGCACCAACTCGCGCTCACTGGTGGACATGCGCGTGCGCCAGGGACTCTACGGCTCGATCTCGGAAGAGCTGTGGGACTTCTCGCAGGTCTTCGTCCACGAGGACAGCTCGCAGCTCTTCATCCAGGGGGTCGAGGCGGGTTTCCGCCAGCTCTCGTCGGCGCTCGTCTGGAACTTCGAGGAGGACACCTGGGGTCATCGTCGCCTGTCGTTCGGCTACGGCATGGACGCGGTTCTGGCGACCGTGGTGTCCGGCCTGCCGACCTGGGACGAACTTGGCGCCGTGGCGCCGCTGGTGCAGCCGACGCCGTTCTGGATTCCCGGACGTTCCTGGGACGAGCAGCGTGACGGCTCGTGGAACAAGGGCGTCTATCAGCCGTCGGTCACCGACGTGCTGCTGTACGAGAGCAACGACACCGATACTGCGTGGTGGGTCGCGCTCGTCGCGATCGCGAACACCGACTCCGACGGACAGCCGAAGACCTGCATCGCCGAGCGCGTCGCGATCCCGATCGAGGGCGCCGACGGGCTGGCGATGGTGACCGAGGTCTGGCCCGAGGTCCGCGGCGACGCGCCGGTCGAGATCAGCATCGGTTCGCAGATGGCGGCCAACGACGCGCCGATCTGGGACGCGCCGATCGCCGTGACGCCGGGCGTTACACAGTCGATCACGCCGCGCCTCACCGGCCGCTACATCGCCGTGCGGGTGCGCTCGCAGGCCGACGGGCGATGGGCGCTCGGCTCTCTGACGCTGGACTGGCAGCGGGCGGGTGAGCGGTGAAGCGGTTCGAGTACATCCCGAGTCCGCTGCCGCTGCAGCTCGACGTGACGCTGCTTGACTGGCTGCGGCGCGAGTTCGCGAACCTCAAGCTCGGGCTCGCGTCGCTGTGGGACATGCCTGTGACGACGGTGGCGCCTGAGCGCCCGGCCGAGGGCATGCTGCGCTATGCCGACGGCACCGCCTGGAATCCCGGCGGCGGCAAGGGCGTGTACGTCTACAACGGCACCGCGTGGGTGAAGCTGTGAGCGCGGTCCTCGAAGAGCAGCAGGTCCCGGCGGCGCGCATCCTGCCGTTGCCAGCCAACGACCTGCGCGGCTGGCTGCTGGCTCGCCCCTACCTGGAGCGCGCCCTGGCGCACACTGACGAGTGGAACGCAGACGACGTGGCCGAGCAGTATTGCGCTGGGCAGGTCGGCGTCATCCTCTGCCTGGGGGTTGATGACAAGGTGTTCGGCGCGCTGTGCGTCGAGGTGGCGAACTACCCGCGCAAGCGGGCGCTGCAGGTCCATCTGTTCGGCGCTGACGATCACTCCGAAGACCTGTGGATGGGCTACATCTGGCCCCAGCTCCAGGACTTCGCCAAGGGCATCGGCTGCGCGTCCATCATGGGGACGGGGCGCGACGGCTGGGCGCGCAAGCTGGCGGCGAAGCGGCGCTACCTCTGGGAGGTGCCGCTGTGTTGAGCTTCCGGGTCTTCGGCCTGCCGCGCTCTGGAACGACCTGGGCGGCGAACTGGCTGACGACTAACGAGTCGATCTGCTGGCACGACCCCTGCGAGTGGGCCGGGCCATGCGAAGTCGAGGCTTGGGCGCGTGACCGGCTCAACGCGGGCATCAGCTGCACTGGGCTGTGGCTGCGCGACGACTGGCGGACAGACGTGCCGACGCTGTTCCTGCTGCGCGACCCGGAAGAGGTGCAGCGGTCGCTGCAGCGCGTCGGCATCCCGCCGCTCCCGGCAGAGGTGTTCGAGCGGTTCGATGCGGCGGTCGCTGGCGGCCAGTGCGTGACCCTGCAGCAGCTGCTCGATCCAGACGTTGCGGAGCGGGTGCAGGATTACTTGCTGCCTACGATCCAGTTTAATCGCGAGCGGCATGCGCAACTGGCTAGAATGAATGTGCAGCCCAGTGCTGCGGAGCTGGCCCGCGTGCGGGCGGCTATCACCAGAACCGGAGGTCTTTGAGATGCCGTGGATTGCAGCGGGTGCAACGGTCCTGGGCGGCGCCCTGGGTGGCAAGGGATCGAAGAGCAGCGGTGGACAGACGATGTCGCTGCCGCAGTCGAACGTCAGCTACTCGCAGCTCACGCCGAATGCGGCGGCGCTGCCGCTGTACGGCTGGATGGCGGGCAACGCCAACCAGCTCATGCAGACGCCGACGCCCTACTTCCCTGGGCAGACCTACGTCGGCCCGAGCGGGCTGACGCAGCAGGGCGTCGAGCAGCAGAAGAATCTGCTCGGGCAGGCCGTCGGCAACTATGGCTTCTTGAGCAACGCGGCTGACGTGGCAAAGAACCCCTATGTTCAGTCGATGATGCAGCAGAACGCGCAGCAGTCGAGCGACTGGCTGAACAAGCAGGCGCTGCCGCAGCTCCAGCAGGGCGCGCAGGCGGTGAACGCGCTCGGCTCCGATCGTCTCGGGCTCGCGCAGGGCACGGCAGCCGCCGAGGCGCAGAAGAACCTGCTCGCGCAGAACGCGCAGACGCAGATGCAGGCGTACAGCCAGGGGCTCGGGGCGCAGCAGGCCGCGCTCGGCGCGACCGGCGGCATGCTGGGCAACCTGATGCAGCCCGGCCAGACGGTCGAGGGCTACCAGCAGGCGGCGCTGCAGGACCAGATGAACCGCTTCAACTTCATGTTCCAGGAGCCCTACCAGCGCATGCAGGCGGTCCAGGGCTGGCAGCAGGCGCTGGCGCCGATCGGCATGCAGCAGGGCTCGTCGGCTGGCGTGCAGGCGCAGATGAACCCGAACTATCAGAGCCCGATGCAGGGCATTCTCGGTGGTGCCGCGCTCGGCGGCAGCTTCGGGAAGAATGTCGCGAAGTGGTGGAACAGCTAAGGGGGCACGACGATGGCTGGTGGCGGAAAGGGCGGGAAGAAGGGGCCGAGCATGCAGGAGCAGCTTGCTGCCCAGCAGCAGGCGATGGCGATGGCGAAGCCGTCGCCTGTCCAGTTGCAGACGAGCGGCTATGGCGGGATGGGGATCAACCTGCCGCAGAACCCGCAGCAGATGGGCACCGCGGCGACCGGCATCGGCACGCAGGCGCCATCGTGGATGCAGGGCGACTGGGCCGCTCCCTGGTGGGGCCAGCAGGCGCCCAACGTCGGCGCGGCGATGATGCAGCAGCAGGATCCGGCGGCCTACGCGGCGCAGATGGGCCAGGGCAACGTGGCGCAGCCGCAGGTACAGGCGCAGGCACAGCAGGCCCCGCAGGGGCGGCAGACGCCGCTCAGGGGCAAGGCGGGGCGGCTGCAGATGCTGCAGCAGCGCGGCCTGATGGACGGCGCCAACGCCGAGCAGGACGCCTGGAACCTCGCGAACCGCGGCAACTTCAGCCAGTCGCCCTGGATGGAGGGCGTCGTACCGGGAACCCAGACCCGCTTCTGATATGGCCGCCTACCAGACGAACGAGTACCGCAACGGCCAGTTGGTCCGGGAGGTTGCGCCGTTCCGCGAGTACGGCTCGCCCGCGGAAAGCTCGCGCGACTGGTGGAACCTCATGCAGGCGAAGCGGTACGCCCCGGTGCGGGCGTCGACTGGCTTCGAGGACGCCGCGCGGGCAGTGGCCGGTGCCGGGTATGCGACGGACCCGGCCTACGCGCAGAAGCTGCTGAAGATGGAAGCGCGCAACGACGAGCAGCAGAACTTCATCGACCAGCGCAAGCGGGAGCTGGCGGCGATCGGCGTGCCGCCCCACCTCGCCGAGCTTGGCTCCCGGCAGGCCGCCCTGGAGAGCGCCTGGGGGCGCTCGGCGCCGGGCGGCAACTTCTACGGCATCAAGGGCGCGGCCGACGCGCGGACGGGACGAGACATGGACTACACGCAGATGCCAGACACCACGATCCCCGGCCCCTTCGGAGGCGGCCAGATGCCGTCCCTGGGGCCGCAGCCGCTCATGGGTGGCCCCGCCATGCCATCCCTCCCCCAGGACGCCGCTACGGCCGCGCCAGCGGCTCAGGCGCCGGGCTTCATGGATCAGTTCATGGGCGACCCGCTCACGCAGATCGGTCTCGGAATCCTGGCGGCGCCGGGCTATGGCGGGAACTGGCTCAGGTCGGCGGCGACCGGCATGCAGCAGGGCATGCTCGCGCACCAGCAGCGGCAGAAGTTCGAGATGGAGATGGAAGCCGCGAAGGAGAAGAAGGCGGCGAAGGAAGAGATGAAGAAGGTCGCGGCCAGCCTTCCCGAGCCGTTCCGGTCGGTCGTGCTCGCCGACCCGTCGAGCTACGGCAACGTGCTGCAGCAGGTCCTCGCGATGCGCAAGCAGACGTCGCCGCAGGGCAAGGACCGCTACATGGAAGTCGGCGGGCGCATCTTCGACACGACGACGCAGCAGTATGTGCAGCCCGGCGCGATGGGCGGGGCCGCTGGCGACCAGACGATGGCGAAGCTGCCGCTTTCGCAGCTCCCCTACTATCAGGACCTCGCGAAGGAGTTCGACCTCGGCGACTTCGACGCCGAATCGGTGCGGATGGCGGCGGCGACTGGCGACCCCGGACACCTCGTGCGCACGCTCAAGCCCGAGCAGCAGCTCACGCAGGCCGAGCGGTACACGAAGCAGATCGAGCCCTACCGCGCCGCAGCGCAGGCAGCCGAGAGCATTCAGTCGCTCATCGGCAAGCAGGGACCGTTCCGCGACGTCGCCTCGGTCTATTCCCTGGTGAAGTTCCTCGACCCGACGTCGGTTGTGCGCGAGGGCGAGGTGGCGCTCATGTCGAGCGCGATGCCGCTGTTCGACCGGCTGCAGACGACGCTCAACAAGATCGGTGAGGGCGGCCTCATCGGCGACAAGACGCGCCAGGACGTCGAGGCGACGATGCGCGAGCTGATGAAGCTGTACCAGAAGAACAGCGACGCGCTCGTGGGCGACGTCAGCGCGCAGGCCCGGCGGTTCCGTATCGACCCCGAGGTCTGGACCGGGCGGCCGATCGCTTGGCCGACGTGGAGCACGGCGCCTGGGCCGGTGGGTGCGCCGCCGCCGATTACGCCCGCAACGCAGCAGCTCGAAGCTGAGGCCGAGGAGGTCTTCCGGTGAGCGCATACGAAGAGACGCTGGGCCAGCTCGTGCAGGCGATGAAGGTCGCCAAGGCGAAGGGCGACAAGGTCGCGCAGGCGAAGCTGCGCCGCCAGTACGAGCAGCTCAAGGAAGCGAAGAGCGGCCCGAGCTATCTCGGCGGGCTCGCGCGCTCGGTCCTCGGCCAGGGGCTCGGGCTCGGCTTCGGCGACGAGGCCGAGGCGTGGGCCTTGTCGAAGCTGCACGGCACCGACTACCAGACCGAGCTGCAGCACGCACGCGCGCAGCAGCAGAAGTGGTCGGAGGAAAACCCGGTGGCCGACTTTGCCGGGCAGGTCGCAGGCGGCCTCGTGCCCGGCATAGGGGTCGCCAGGGGCGTCGGCATGGCGGCCAAGGGGGTAGGCAGGCTCGGCCAGCTCATGGGCGCAGGCGGGCTGGAAGGGGCTGTAATCGGGGCTGGCACGGCAGAGGAAGGGGGCCGCCTGGAGGGCGCGCTGACCGGCGCCGCCATCGGCACGGCGGCGGGCGCTGCCGGGCGCGGCATCGAGCGGTGGATGGGTGGCCGGGCGCAGCGGCTCGCAGCGAGCAAGCTGGAGCGCGCGTTGGCTGACGCTGGCTATCAGGGCACGCCGTCTGACATCGCCTTCATGGCGCGGCGCGCGGTCGAGGACATGGGCTCCGACACGATCCTGGCGGACACCGACGCGGCGCTCCGGCGCCTGCTGGGGTCCGCGGCCAGGGCGACGCGCAGCCCTGGCGAGATCGAGGACTTTGTGAAGTCCCGGCAGCGGGCATCGACCGGGCGCATCGGCCAGCAGATCGAGCAGGTGACTGGCGTGCGCGAGTCGCCGCTGCAGGCGCGCGATCGGCTCGCGCAGATGCGGCGCGGGCAGGCGACCGCAGACTACGGGCGTGTCAGCGGTGAAGCCGTGCAGGTCTCGCCAGCGATGAGGCAGGCGCTCGCCTATCCCGAGGGCCAGCGTGCCGCGAACGACGCGCTCGACCGCATGCGGATGGAGTACAGCAACCCGAACCTCACGCTCGACGACGCGATGAACGGGCTCGACTTCTGGGACGGCTGGCAGAAGGCGATGCGCTCGCAGTCCGACTCGGCGGCCAGGACCGGCGACAACTACCGGGCGGGCCTGCTGGGCGACCTTCGCCGCCGCGTAGTAGACGAGCTGGACATGCAGCCCGGCGTATCGGGCCGCATGGGCACCGACTACGCGCAGGCGCGGCGCAACTTCGCCGTGGCGACGCGCGTCGAGGAAGCGGTGGACACGGGCGACCTGTTCCTGCGCATGACGCCGGAAGAGCTGCAGCGCGAGCTGGTGAACATGACGTCGCAAGAGCGGCAGGCGCTCGTGCTCGGCGCGATCGGCAAGGTGCAGCGCGATCTGACCATGTCGCCTGACGGCGCGAACAAGGCGCGGAACATCGTGAAGAGTTCCGCCATGCGGCAGAAGCTGGAGATCCTGCTCGGCCCGCAGAAGGCCGAGGACCTCATTGCCCGCATGGACGACGAGATCGAGAAGGTCACGACCGACTACATGCTGACGGGCGGGTCGCACACGGGACGTCTCGCGGCGGCGGACGCGGGCAACATCGAGGAAGGGGTCGGCGCTGCATTGCCCGCCCTGATGAGCGGGGACGACGGCGGTGCAACGCGCGCTGCACTGGGCAGCGTGGCGCGTAACGTGATGCCGCGGCAGATGACGCCGGGGACTGCGGACGAGCTGCTGAAGGTGCTGGGCGAAACCGATCCTGCTCGGCTTGAGCAGATGATCGAGGCCGCATTGCGCGGCATGCCAGCGGATGAGCGGTTGGTTCCTGGCGCCCTGTCTGGGCTCGGCGCTGCACTCGCGCCGAACCCAGAGGCCGAGATGGGCTACGACCCGTACCGCATGCGTATCGAGATCACTCCTCCCTGAGATCGTTCGGGCCGTAGGCGACGTCCTGCGGCTCGAAATGACGATCACTCCCCGTGATCTGGGGCTCCGGCATCTCGCCGTTCGGCCAGTTGTAGCGCCCCCGCAGCGGCTCGTCGTACTGCGACGTGCTGTTGACCACCTTCGGCACCTCGTGCGGCACCTGCGTCTCCAGCACGCGGATGACGGGCTCGTCTGAGCCGGTGAGCAGGATCAGCGTG